CACGTGGAACAAGCCCTGGTCGGAAAGCCTGGGCACGCCGTTATCACGGTCAACAACATGGCCAACGATACCGCCCAGCGCATCCAGCGCGAAGGCGCGCCAGTGATTTTGCAGGCCGGCCATGAAGGCAACGCCGGGCTGATTTTTCGCGGCACGGCAATTCAAATTCGGCGTGGGCGCGAATCGCACGCGGGGAACAGTCTGGAAATCACCGCAATTGATGGCGACATCGCGGTTCATCCCCGCACTGTCAATGTGAGCATGGCAGCCGGCTGGACGCACACAGACCAGCTCAAAGAGATGCAGAAGGGCATGCAGGCCAAAGGGGTTGACCCAGGCTATACCGGAAAGCTCTATCAAACCAAGGCCGTGCGCGGCAAGGCGCTGTTCGGGGCTGTGCGCGACCACATGCACGATTTTTCCGTGTCCACCGGCACGGAATGGGCCATCAACATGGGCAAGATGGATGTCGTGCCGGTGGGCGGCATTCTGCCGGATGAAGCGTTTTTGCTGACGCCAGACACGGGGCTGATTGGCATGCCCACGCAAAGCGTGGACGGCATCCACGTTCGCGCCTTGCTCAGCCCGTGTTTTCGCGCCGGGGCACAGGTCAAACTGCAAAACTCTAGCATCGTGATGGCTCAGATCAACCCGGCCTATGCCGACGTGACCTACAACGCGCCAATCGACCTGGATGGCGCCTACAAAATCTACAGCGTGTCGCACACAGGCGATACGCGCGGCAATGACTACTACACGGACATGATTTGCACCGGCCTGAACACGCCGCCACCGCTGTCTAGCGTGTTCGTGGAAACGGTCGGCAACAGGGGTTATTGATGCAATCAACGCTGGAAATTCTGGGCGACCCAGAGGCATTCACGCGGCAGATGATTCGCAGCGCCGCGCTGAACCTTTGGTCAGCGATGCCCGGCATCATCGAGAGCTACAGCCCAGAACAACAAACCGTCAGCGTGCAACCGGCAATCATGGGCCTGCTGGCCAGGCCAGAAGGTGGCGCCGACCTGGTGCCGCTGCCCATCCTGCCGGACGTGCCCGTGATGTTTTTCGGGGGTGGTGGCATGACGATCACCGCGCCAATCAAACCGGGCGATGAATGCCTGGTGATTTTCGCTGACCGCTGCATTGACGGCTGGTGGTGGCTGGGCGGCGTGCAACCGCCTTCCGAGGCACGCAACCATGACCTATCCGACGGGTTTGCCCTGGTCGGGGTGCGCAGCCGTCCGCGCTGGCTGCAAGGCGTCAGCACTGAAAGCCTACAAATCCGGTCTGATGACGGAGCAACCTGTATCGACGTAAATCCGGGCGGCGCTGTGCAGATCACCGCCCAGCAAGTGCGCATCACCGCCAAGCGGACGGACTTTGACGGCGAAGTGTGGGCAAACGGCCACCGGATTGACGACACGCACCGCCACGGTGGCGTGCAGTCCGGCGGCTCTGAAACCGGGGGGGTGTCCACATGATCTACCGCAAGCTCGATGCGGACGGCGATATGACGTTTGGTGGCGGGCAAAATGACTTCCACCGGAACGTGCCCGACGGCGTGGCCCAGGCGGTCATGACTCGCCTGCGGCTGTGGCGCGGAGAGTGGTTCGCGGACAACACCGCCGGCACGCCATGGCTTACGCATGTGCTTGGCGAGCGCACCAGCGAGATACGCGATGCCGTCATCCGCTCGCGCATCATCGACACGCCTGGCGTCAATCGGCTGATTGACTACACATCAGCCGTAGACGTGGATACGCGGCACATGACCGCGAATGCCGAGATTGACACGATCTATGGCCAAACCCGATTTGCTCAGGAGCTGAAGGCATGAGCGATTTTGCCCCGACCATCAGCGCCGCCGGCATCGATGCGCCGGACTTCGCCAAAATCCTGGCCGTGCTCAACGAGCGCGTGCGCGAGATTTTTGGCGATGACATCTATATCGAGCCGGACAGCCAGGACGGCCAGTTGCTGGGCGTTTACTCGCTGGCGCTGTCCGATCTCAATGCCGCCGCCGTGGCGGTCTACAATGCCTTTTCCCCGGCCACCGCCCAGGGCAATGGCCTGTCCAGCGTGGTCAAAATCAATGGCCTTCGCCGCAAGCTGCCGAGCCGCAGCCAGGCCGAAGTGCGAATCGGCGGCGTAGTGGGCACGGTGATTCGCAACGGCATTGTCAGCGATGGCACGACGCGATGGACATTCCCCGAGGCTGTCATCCCGCCTGCCGGCGTGGTCACGGTCACGGCCACCGCCGAAGTGGACGGAGCCATCCAGGCCGCTGCCGGCACCATTACCCAGATTTCCACGCCCGTGCGCGGCTGGCAGACGGCCATCAACCCGCTGGCAGCCATCGAGGGCCGCCCGGTAGAATCCGACGCGGAATTGCGCATCCGGCAAACCCGGTCGGTGGCCAAGCCGTCGCAGTCGCTGTGGGAATCCATGTACGCCGCGCTGTGGCAACTGGACGGCGTGCGGCGCGTGGCCGGCTATGAAAACCCGACCCACGAATACGACGCGAACGGTCTGCCGCCGCACTCAGTGTGCTATGTGGTCGAAGGCGGCGATGCCGAGGAAATCGGTCAAACGCTGCTGCTGTACAAAAACCCCGGCTGTAACACCGTGCCGGACAACACGACGTCGCCGCCATTTCCGAGTCCGCAGGACGTGCATTTGACTATCAAGGACTACACGAACGACTGGCGGAAGATCAACTTTTACCGTCCGAAATACCGGCGGATCAAGGTCGCCATTTCGCTGGAGCCGGGCGTGGGCTGGTCAGCTGACGTGCAGGCCCAGCTCAAAGCCGCCGTGGTCACGTACATCAACGGCCTGGCGATTGGCGCGGACGTCAGTTATTTCCGGCTGTCGTCGCCAATCAACATGTGCAACAAGGCGTTTGTCGATGCCTACAACGTGACCGACATCCAGATATCCGCCGACGCCGCGCCGACCGCCGCCAAGCTGAACGGCCATGGCTTTCGGGAGGCCGCGCAGTGCGCCGTTTCCGATGTTGACATTCAGATTGTGACGCCATGAACGAGTACCAAGCCCGGATCACGTCGCAACACATCGACAAGCCAAAATTCATGGCCATGGTTGGCGCGCTGACCGACTTGGCTATTGCCCTGCGCCAGGCCATTGAGGCCATTCCGGGTCATTTTGACCTGGATTCCGCCGTAGGCGCGCAGCTTGACATTGTCGGGCTATGGGTGGGTCAGAGCCGATACATTTCGGCTACAATCCCCGCTGAATTTTTTGGATTTGAAGACACGCCAGCCGGCCAGAATTTTGGCGAAGAAGGCATGCCGTGGATTGGCGGGCGCTGGTACGAGGAGGGCGAATCCACCGGGGCAACCAGCCGGCTTAACGATGCGCTTTACCGACTGGTCATCAAGGCCAGAATCATCAAAAACCACTATCGCGGCGGATACGCTGGGATTCTGGACGGGCTGCGCCTGGTGTTCGGCGACCCAGTCACCAATGGCGCCGGCCTGCACATGACAGTGCAGGACCTGGGCAACATGGCCATGCGCATCAACATTGGCCGCCCGCTGTCCGCCGTCGAAAAGGCGCTGGTGCGCCGGCTGGACATTATCCCCCGGCCCGCCGGCGTGCTGATCGAAGGATTTGGCACGTTTGACACCGAAAAAGGCTGGCTGGGGTTTGAAGATCAAATTGAATATGGCGCTGTAACATTCGCCGAAGAAGGTTATGTAGGGCCTCGCGCCCACTTGATGGAGGAATTTTAATGTCCGTTACCAAAAGACCGCTGCTCGCGCCCGTATGGGCCGAGACCGGCGAAACCGTCCGGCCGACCAACGCGGAAATCTCGGAGGGCTGGCCGCTTTCCGCTACACCGCCCAGCCGGCAGCGCTTTAATTGGATCTTGGGCTGGCTAGCCCAGAGCGTCGCCTATTTGCGCCAGTCCGGCATCCCGCTGTGGGACCCGGAGGAAGATTACCCGGCAGACGCCGTGGTTATCCACAATCACGGGCTGTGGGTGTCCAAGCGCGAAAACACCAACGTGGCGCCCGGCACGAGCCCGGACGACTGGGCCGGCGCGGCAGAGCTGCTGGCCGGCTCTGG